TTCAATCGTATAAGTACCGGATAAATGTCAGCGATACCTAAACCACCAAGAACATATACAATATCTTTATTATCGACAACTTTATTCCAATTTTCTATGATGGTGTCATTGTATTGAAAAGTTGTAGTATTCTCCAACTTTCCACCCGGTCGATTAAACCAAGTGTCACTAATTACAAAAATTTTATTCATGCGTAAAGTAGTAATGGTGGACTTAATTTAACGATAAGCCCACCATTTTATTTTATATTAAAATCTAAGTTTATCCATTCAATACACTGTTAACCCAGTCTTCATCTTCATCTGTTGCGGTAATTTCATCTTCCGCAGGTTCAGGTTCAGGTTTGGGTTCAGGTTTAGGGGTAGAAGTGGTTTTCTTCTTAGGTGCTTCCGCAGGTGCATCATTCATAATATTGTTGATGATGTCATTGGTTTTTGATGCGGTAGTTTCAGGAGCCTTGTACTCACTTGTGTATGAAGCCAAGTTTGTGTTAACTCGATTTGTGGTTTCCTCATCCCATTCCTTGAACAAATAGTCCTTAATTTTGGGAGCACCTTCTTCCAACCAAGCCATGAATGCTTTCTTTGATTCCAAATCTGTGGTAAGAGTTTGACCATCACCAAAATGAATAGGTGCTGTCTTTTCAATAAATGAACAAGAGTCATAGTTGGTTACTTCTTGACCACCATCCATTTTTTGTGAACCTTTTGTGAGGTTGATGTTGAACAAACGAGCATTGAAGAAATCAAAGGGATTAAATGCATCCTTGTATTCACTACCCTTAGTAGCTTCAACAATCTTGTCATAAATCTTCTTACCAAATTGGAAGATATAAACTTTACCCTCCATTTCAGGGTGTTGTGCATCCTTTACTACCTCAATGAGAGAATACCATTGTTGATATACATTGATTTTCTTTGAGTTGGCTTTGTCAATCGCACTTGAACTCATGTACAGACGATACGACAAATTTCGTATAGGACATTGTTTACCGATTGTCTTAGGTGAAACAACATAGATACCATTTTCACCATTCACATCCTTGAGGTATGATTCCCAACGTTCGATTGTAGTTTCTACCTTGTTGTTGTTCACGAACGGGATGAAACGAATAAGTGCTCGGTAATTCTTGTCCACACACTTCTCATCTTTGATAGAAGGTTTGTACAAGTTAGGGTCACGGAAACCACCACCCTTTTTCTCTGCAAGGGTATTGGCGGCGTTTTCAGTTGTAAAACCAGCGAACATTGCGTTCACATCATCAGCAGTTAAATCTAAATAACTCATAATTAAAACTTTTTTATAAACTTATTAAAACTATTTGGTCTTCCGACCACCATAGTAACTTAAAACTTTTCAAATTAAATATAACAAAAAAATCACGGTTAGTGAATAAAATATATATAATATCAATAAATTTTTTTTATCATCCTATCAGATAGTCTGTTATAGAAAGATTTCTCATAGATGCTACCAAGTCAGGTACAGATTCAGTAACTTCTTCCTCAAGGTCTTCTGCATTTATATCCCCTTGATATGTGACAACAACTGTATTTGGATCCAAAAGTTCACCTTCAGAAGCTCCCGTTGAATCACCAGCAAGTTCTTCAATTTCAGTTTGTGAATTTTCAAGTTCTGTTGTTAATTCTTCAACTTGTGTCGCATAATCAGTATTCTGTTCTATCAAACTCGATATTGTAGCTTGTAAATCCTCGATTAATGAATCTCGTGCTGTTATCGCATCCTTTAGATTTGTAATAGTTTCTGTTAAAGTGGTTTGACTCTCAGAAGTTCTATCTGCCCAGTATCCACTATAAATGACTTCTTCATCTGAGGAAATCTGTGTATTTGAAGCACTATCATATGTTGTATATACTCTGGTAATATAGAACACATGATTTTTCAGAGACATTATATCACTGGCCTGTTTCTTTGTAATCTTAAATAGAACTTGTCCATTCGTCTTATCAACATTAAGATAAGGATTGTCCGGAGTATATTCAACTATTCTAATTTCTTTACTATTATACTTAAACACCAAATATAAAGTTGCACCATCTGATAAATCGAGAGGTGTTGTTGGGTCAGAGTAATCTTGATATAATGTGAACAATCTATAATTATCAAATGGGTCTATTAATAAAGGTGTTTCTCCTATTTGATATAGATGATCATCACTGTCACCATCAACTGTTACATTAGTCGTTGTAGAAGTTTCCTCATCTTCATCATCATCAGATACTAAAGTGTCAGTGTCAATAAGCACAGCCTCAATCTGTGACAATAAGTCGGTAGAAAAATTATCAATAACGGATATGTTTGTAATTAAGGATTGTTTTATTTGATTTGAACTTGCCATCTTTATTATCGTGTTATTGTTATGAAATTATTACCATCAGTAGAAAGTTCTTCATTAACACACACAAGTTCGATTTCTTTATTTGTTGCAGTTAATGTACCTTTCTTAATTGTAGTAATATCTATTGAATTTCCATTAGCATCTTGTGTCTTAATGAGAATATTTTTGTTCTGATTAAGATTTTTTAACAGATTATTACTTGTAGCGGATATTGTAAATGATTGTCCTAACTTCCAAGTAATAGGTAATCCATCTGTATCATCAGAATCATCTTCATCTACTGTAATATTTAATGTAATATCATCTGTTTGTCCTGCGATATCATTAGTGGTATTAGATGTGGCCGATGTACCTGTTGTGGTAACTGATTGAACTGTTGTACCATCAATAACAAATAAATTAGAGTTCTTCACCAAACCAACAGACAATGTATTATTATGTAATGTAGTACCTGATAATAAACTAATACCAGCATACTTTTGTATATCATTATCTATGGCTAATATGGTATTGTTGGAATTATCTAACACAGGTTTGATAGTTATACCATTTAGACCTGAAATTAATGTGTGGTCTAATGATAGTTTATTATTATACTTACCTTTAATCAAATCATTAAGTTTATCATTTATATCATCTATCTGAACCATTATCGTGTCAGTGTCAACAATACTATTACCATCAAGTCTGTTAGTTAAAACCTGAACATCATTCTGTAAACTTGTTAAACTATCCATACTATACAACATTGATTCAAGTTCTTCTACTCTATCCTGTAATTTATATATCTCATTTTGTTGAGTATAGAACTTGTTAATACATATCTGAAGTTGTTCAAGTGCTCGTTGATACATCGCGAAAGCCTTTGATTCATTCTCATCATAATAACTTTCACTATTTATCTCATTCTCATCTCCATTTGTTCCAATCGTCTTTGAACGTTTGAGTGTTGTCGTGGGAGCGGTATCCACCTTCAAATCTAATTTAAGAGCAAATGAATTACCACCTTCGATTGTACTATTTCTTAACTTAGGTAATCTTTGTATATAATGTGCTTCACCCTCCTCTCCACTAACATTATCGAGGAAAAGAACACCATACAAATTAGTCGCATATGTTGAAACTTCTCCGGATGTATCAATCATATCATAGTAAATCAATACACAATTAAACTCAAAATTAATATATGAATTTGAGTTCATCTTTGTGATACTTCCGGTAGAATAATCACTGTCTATAAAATCAATACAGTAACCTTCATCACCATAATAATAGTTACCATTCTCATTATCGAATATACCTTCAATTCCAACATCGGTAGGTAGGTCTGTGTCTATTAAATTACTACGACCTACAATTATTTCATCATTCTTACCATAGATGTCATTCTGGTAATTCTTGTCAACTATCTTACGGAACAACACTTCATTAGATGCACCATGCTCACTTGGAATATATAAATACACCTCTCCATAAGTATCACCATTAACTTGAACCTGATTGATGGTGTCTATGTTTCCAATGTATTGTACCGTTCTGTAAATATAATCGTCATTCGTATCGTCACCATCATAAGGAGTGTAATTGGTCGCATCCTCATATACCTTAGTCGTTCCACCATCAGTATAAGATGTAAATTGAATACCTCCAACCTTTCTTAACCAATTAAAAAATATTCTCTCAGCCGGTGTTCTTAATTCTGATGTGTCATAGTCATCTTGATTTAACACAACAGTTTCAAAGTTTAAGATATAATTCTGGAAATGCTCAGCCAATGCGACATTATAATCCTTAGTTCCAATCTTATAATTACCTAAGCTCTCTAAGTATAATCCTCTATTTGTATTACCTACTTCTGTCGTATCATAAGTTAACACATCAGTATAATAACCATCTGTTAAAGTTCTATTACCATCTTTATATACATTAACTTTCAAATACAAATATTCACCATCAGATAATGTAATCGCAGTTGATTGACTATTATCAAAAACCCAATTACTCATTTTAGTCAGTGTCAAAAGTTCAGTTGGATTTGGTGATGTTGACTTTGTCGTAGAACGTTCATATAACACCTCCACACTCGTGTCTTCATTCCACACAGTTGTTGATGAATTTAATGTAACTGTAATCGTAATTCCATTGAGTGTTCCATTTTCATCATCTAAATTTCTATATACAGTTACATCTTTGATATATTTGTATGAATCTGATATCTGACTTTTATAGGACTTAGTTGTCGAATATCCGGTATATATATCAGGAATATTCAAACATACAAAATGACTAAACTTAAACGAATAATTACTACTATTGGAATGTACCTTTGTTAAATCACGACTGGTTGAACTAAAGGTATATAATGTTCCACCATTAGTCGAAAGTTTAGGAATTATAGGAGTTACCATATTATTTTCTTCTTAACTTAATGTGTTATAATGTATTTATGACAAAAAGTGGAAGTAGTCAAAAACCACCTCCACTATATTAAAGGAATATAATGTATGTAAATTAATTACTGAGCTTGTTGCGAATTAAAACCGTTCATCATATCTTCAAATGATGTGCCTTGCTGTGCTCCCCCAGTCTGTTGTCCCTGTCCATAAAGAACTGTCGCAATTTCATTCCAAGTCTTTGTCAATGTTTCCATACAACTCTTACAAGCATCAACATCCTTTCGCTCAGAAGCATCCTTTAGGGCGTTCAAATCATTCTCCAACTTAGACTTTTGTTCCTCAGTCAATTTGTCACCAAGTTCATCAATCTGTTTCTGTGTCTGGAAAACGGTATTCTCAGCTTGGTTTAAGGTATTCACTCTCTCAAACTCCTTCTTATCAGCTTCCGCATTTGCTGACGCCTCATCCTTCATTCTTTGGATTTCTTCATCACTCAAACCAGAACTTGCCTCAATTCTAATATTACTGTCCTTTCCAGTCGCCTTGTCCTTAGCACTTACTGACAATATACCATTCGCGTCAATGTCAAACGATACTTCAATTTGTGGAACTCCTTTAGGTGCGGGCATAATTCCATCCAAGTGAAATACACCAAGTCGTTTATTATCCTTAGCCATAGGTCTCTCTCCCTGTAAAACAACAATCTCTACTGAAGGTTGATTATCCACAGCGGTTGAGAATGTTTCGGTTTTTGTGGTAGGAATTGTCGTATTCGCATCTACCAATTTTGTGAACACACCTCCAAGTGTTTCAATTCCCAAAGAAAGTGGTGTCACATCCAACAAAACAACATCACCAACACTTTCATCACCAGCCAAAATCGCCCCCTGAATCGCAGCCCCCAATGCAACAGCCTCATCAGGATTCACTGACTTATTGGGTTTCTTTCCAAACTGTTTTTCAAGTGCGGTTTGAATTGCGGGAATACGTGTAGAACCTCCAACAAGAATAACCTCATCAATATCACTTACACCATAATTGGCCTTTTCCAAACATGATTTACTAAGTTCAATAATTTCTGTGATTAAGTTATCCGCCATCTGTTCAAACTTAGCTCGAGTTAGTGTCTTAACCAAATGAACAGGTGCTCCATCTACAACAGAAATATATGGAAGATTAATCTCAGTTGATGTCGATGATGACAACTCAATCTTGGCCTTCTCAGCAGCTTCCTTGATTCTCTGCATGGCCATCGGATCCTTACCCAAATCAAAACCATTTTCGGATTTGAACTCACCAACAATCCAGTCAATAATCTTATCATCAAAGTCATTACCACCAAGATGGAGATTACCATTTGTTGCAATTACCTCAAATACACCATTATCCATGTCCAAAATGGTAAAATCTGATGTTCCACAACCAATATCAGCAACAAGAATTTTCATTTCTTTGTCACCTTTTCCTAAACCAAAACTAAGGGCGGCCGCGGTCGGTTCGTTGATTACTCTGACTACATTAATACCTGCGATTTCACCCGCAAGTTTTACAGCTTCTCTTTGTGTGTTGTCATAATAAGCAGGACAAGTTATTACGAAGTCTGTTACTTCTGTACCAAGGTAATCCTCTGCTGTTTTTTTCATTTTTTGAAGAATCATGGCAGATATCTCTTGGGGACTGTATAACTTACCATTAATATCAACACGAGGTTGGTTATTTTCGTTTCGGACTACTTTATACTGGGCTCGTTCAACCTCTTCTTTTACATTATCGTAAGATTCGCCCATGAACCGCTTAATACTTGAAATGGTATTTGTTGGGTGAATAACCATTTGACGTTTCGCGGGTTCACCAACTTTTACCCCCTCATCCGAAATTGAAACCACACTTGGGGTTGTGCTTTTACCTTCGGAGTTAAAAATAATTTTCGGTTCTCCACCTGCTTCAACTACTGCGACCGCAGAATATCCTGTTCCAAGGTCACATCCACAAATTTTTTTTCTACTCATGTATTAATAAAATTTTAATTTCTTCTTTTAATTAAACATAACAAAATTATTATGATTGACCGAACCGGACAATCATTACAAAAATAACAAAAAAAAATGAAAAGCACTTAACTACTTTTCATTTCTATATATTTTTTTAAATCATCAATGTTATGGAAACATATTTTGTCTTTGTAGAAATCTACGTCATATTGTAAATAATAACTTGGAAAATAATAAACCATATCAATCCCATGTTCTTGACATTGTTCATATTTTAATTTATCTAATCTTAATCCTTTATCAAATCTTCTTTTACCTCCAAAATGATTAACTGATGTAAAATGTTGTTCTCCCTGACATTCAATACTGAGTTTTAAATCATCATCATAAAAATCTAAACGTAGTGATCCCTTATCTTTTAACCAATCAAATGTTTTTTGTTGTTCAAACTCAGGGAAACAATTAGATATTTCTCTCTCCAATTTTGATGAATTACATTTAGGACAACCTTGACTCATCAAATGATTATGAGGTTGTTGATAAAATTCTCCATGTTCAGGACAAATAATACATACCTTAGTTTTACCATTTACATAGTTGACCTTAGAATAATTATATTTGTCACCATGAACTTCTTTCGCTTTTTCTATAAACTCTTCAGTTGTTTTCTTTTTTGTTCCACCACAATCAGGACAACCACTACCTATCAAATGTTCATCCGGTTGTTGATAAAATTCTCCATGTTTAGGACAAATGATACAGACTTTAGTTTTATTATTTACATAGTTGACTTTAGAATAGTCATATTTGTCACCATGAACTTCTTTCACCTTCTTTATGAATTGTTCAGTTGTATATCTTTGTTTATCATTAATACATTCAAGACAACCTCGACCTTTTAAATGATGGTCAGGTCTTTGATAGAACTCTCCATGTACAGGACAAATAATACATATCTTAGTCCTATAATTCACATATTCGACCTTAGAATAGTCATATTTATCCCCATGAACTTCTTTCGCCCTCTTTATATATTGTTCAGTTGTTAATTTTTTATTTCCACTACAGACAGGACAACCTCGACCTTTTAGATGATTGTTAGGTAATTGATAGAACTCTCCATGTACAGGACAAATAATACATACCTTTGTTTTTTTATTTACATAGTCAACCTTGGAGTAGCCATATTTATTTCCATGAACAGTTTTCGCTTGTTCTACAAATTGTTCAGTCGTCGATTTTTTTGTTCCATTACAATCAGGACAACCACAACCTTTTAGATGATTGTTTGATGTTTGATAAAATTCACCATGAATAGGACATATGATACAAACCTTAGTTCTTGCATTTACATAGTTGGTCTTAGAATAATCATACTTATCTCCATGAACTTTCTGAGCTTCCTTTATAAATTGTTCAGTTGTTTGTCTCGATACTCCACTACAATCAGAGCAACCTTGACCATGTAAATGATTAATAGGTGTTTGATAAAATTCACCATGTTCAGGACAAATGATACATACCTTAGTTTTATTATTCACATAGTCAACCTTGGAGTAGTCATATTTATCCCCATGAATTTCTCTGGCTTCCTTTATGAATTGTTCAGTCGTTTTCTTTCCATTAATCTTCGTCTTCATCTTCATCATCCTCATCTAAGTCACCTTTTTTATAAGCGTCATTTGATTTTTTAGTGAGTTTATTTTTACGGGTGTCTTTTCTGAAATCGGTTGACCTTCTCATCAATTCTTTTTCAGGGATTTTCTCACCGGGTTTATAGGTTTTATGTTTAATGTCTTCTTTATCTTTTTCAGTTTCTTCATCTTCAGAGGTGGTGTCTTCAATTTCCTCTTCTTTTTCTCTTTCGAGTTTTTCCTTGTGGAGTTTTTCTTTTTCTTTCTTTTCTTCCTCTTTCTTTCTTTTAAGTTCCTCATCTGAAATCTTATCTTCGTATTCAGAGATGGATTTAACATTTATGATTTTGATGAAACTAAATGTGCGGAAGCTTCTCCAGTGTTTCTTGACCATATCATAATAGACGAATTGGTGTTCTGGTTTAGGGGCACCACCTTTGAGAGCAGGTAAATAATCTGAAACTAAAGTACCTATTGCATGACGAAGTGTGCCATCTTTTTTCATGAAATCGAAATAGACGACATTTTTTCGTAGAATTTTTTTCATCAGGAGTCTGTTTTTAGAGTTTAATGCACCATGAATTGTTTTTTTAATACTCTTAACAGACATTTTTTCATTTAGGCAATATGTTTCAAAATCAAGTATCATCGGTCTTTAACTAATCTTATATACACATTTCTTGTTGGGTTTAGTTCCCCTTTATGGATTTCACAGAACTTTCCATCATGCCAATCTGGATCCATAAGTGTCAAAACGCATATTATATTATTATTTTCGAGAGCATACATTTTTCCACCTTGAACATATTTCTCATCATATACATCAAAATTCAAGAATGTATCTGAGTTATCATGAAATATCAGTTTCTTATTATATTTTTTTTCACTGTTATGTTGACTATAAACTTTAATTTTGTCTTTTTTGACAGCGGTTTGGATTTGTGTTATTTCATCAACAGTAGGTAATCTCCAACCATGTCTTTTGAAATATTGATTAAGACCACCATAATTAATATCTGATTCTCTGAATAGGGTTTTTAATTCTTCATCATAGAAATCAACATCAGCAATTAAGAAAGATAAACCCAAATCAATGGGGTTCAGTTCATCTATGTTCGTATTTCTTTTATCTTCAATACGTTCACTATCGGATTTGGAACGGTCAATTACACCTTTCCAAAGTGATTCAACTATTTTACTTACTCTTTCCATCATCCAATCCAAAAAATAAACAATGTATATTCACCGTCATTGTATTCTTCATAACCTTGTGCTCCAATTACACTTTCCGCACCATCACTTTGAATAATAAGTTCGGCAAGTTTATCTTTATCAATATAACCATCCAAACCATCAGTTCCAAAATTATTGACATACCAATCGACGGGTTCTTCATCATCACACATCATGTCAACATATTGTGATTTCATATCCTCAACATCGAATTTAGGACTTTCATAATCTAAGTCACCATCCTCATCAGTGTCAAAATATTCATCAGAGTCTTCGATTAGTTCTCTTTCTTCCAATTCATCATACAAACGAGAACCACCTAAATCACCACGTTCATTTTCAATATCGTTAACATAATTTTCATTTGATTCACGTTGCATTTCGGATATACCATCAGAATCGATAAAGTCATAACCAAAGTATTTTACATATCTATCAAATGATTCCTTATCAATATCATCAAGTAATCCTAAAGTATAATCTTCAATATACTTATCTTTATTGTCCTCATCATCGAACACATAATAACTTTCATTATCAACTTCACATTGTTGCATACCACGATAAGCATCTCTAATTATAATCTCAGGGTGGTCATCAAGTTTAATATTACTAAAACTGTTGACCAATCCTCTCAATACAACAAAGTCATCTTTAGATAAATCATAATCAGAAGTGGCTAATTGAACTAAACCCCAACGTTCACCTTCAATAATATTACATGGTTGGTCATCTTCTTCATCAGTTATAAGGTCATAGATGAAATATGTAAGGTCTCCACTGTCCTCATAACAGAAAACAAATCTATCATCACCTTCAAGTTCGATGGTCGTAAAGTAATCATTTCCAATTTGTTTAGGTAGTCCACAACCTTTATCATCCATAATTACATATCCACCATTAGGAAGATTTACTTTCAATCCTTGCTCTTTTCTAATATCTCCGGATTTAGAACGGTCAATCACACCTTTCCAGAGTGATTCATCAACATAATCATCAAAAGATTTAACCATATGATTACCTTTCAAAAATTCCTTATAATTTGAATACTTATGCTTAGAACCAAACATTCTTTTCACCCTTTCTGAAATAATGTGGGCGTTTCTACTGTCATATATGTTTACATCTTCACCAACAATAAATTTGATATTTTCATTACGTTCAACTACATATTTAATATCGTTAAGATGGTCATCAACCCTCAAACCACCTGACATTGAACGGGAAAAATAAATCTCATCATCTTTCTTTGGAACCATACGACCTGTTCTATTATCTAACTTAAATTTCATTTTAAGAATGCATTTTTTTGTATTTCTTTAGTCAACCCTAAGAGAATCTTTTTTATCTTATTAAATTCACGTTTTCCACTGATATATGGATCTCGATAATCTTCATAGTCTAATTCATCTTGCCATTTATCAAAAATATCAAAGAACTGAGTCCACATCTCATCAATATCACCTTCAGTTAGACAACCATCTGTAAATGCACAATCACAAGTCATTTCCCCAAATTCCGAACCGATTTCTGAAAAATTAAAATTAATATTAACATTCAATCTTCCATAATCATCTTCATTAGGATCATCATATGTACAAAGGTCATCTGAAAAATCAATCTTCATTTTCTTGGCCATGTATTCACCACAAAAATCACAAAGTGTTTTCATTGACCTATCAAAATCATCTATATCTTCAAGTCGAGTGTCATCAGTTTTGGAACGGTTAATCACACCTTTCCAAAGCTCCTCATTTACATATTCATCAAAATTTAGAATGTTTCCCATTTACTTATCATAGTATATTTAAGTTATTTATGAAAAAAGGAGAGACCACCAAGCCTCTCCTTATTATAAAATTAACTGATAACTTCTCTTGTTTTTAAGTCTATTATCCTTTGGTTTTTACTCCCCCTGAATTTCAACCCAACATTCCTTTCTTCTTGTCTAAATTCACCATCGACCAGAACATCACACAAACTTAATAATTTTTTAACCTTTTCACCATATTCATCTACTCTGTCATCCAACCATTCAAGTGTGTGTCCAGACCATATCCATATATTCTTATCCGGAAACATCTCTCTCCACCTTTCACACAATATTATAACATCATCAATATTTCTTATCGAAAAGGGTTCACCTCCTAAAATCGACAATCCGGAATATATATTAGGAAATTTATCCACCTCTTCCTTGATAAATGTTACATCATCTTCAGAAAATTCATGATATTCTTCATTATCAAAATCCCAGTATTGCATATTGTGACACCCCGTACATCGAATATCACAACCCAAAAACCAAACAATTACCCTAACACCCGTTCCGTTAGCACTACAATTTACTCGATTTCCCTTATTTAAAGTATCAATTCTTATTATTCTTGACATTTTTGTTTTCTATTTCTTATAAAAGTAAATAAATCTTCTGTATTATAAAAACATATCTTGTCTTTATAAAAATCTAAATCACCAGTATCATCAGGACAATAATAAACCACATCAATCCCATGTTCTTGACATTGTTCATATTTTAATTTATCTAACTTTAATCTTTTATTAAATCCTCTTTTACCTCCAAAATGTTTAACTGGAGTAAAATGTTGTTCTCCCTGACATTCAATACCAAGTTTTAAATCATCATCATAAAAATCTAAACGTAGTGGTTTCTTATCTTTTAACCAATCAAATGTTTTTTGTTGTTCAAACTCAGGGAAACAATTAGATATTTCTATCTCTAATTTTGATGAATTACATTTTGGACAACCTTTACCATGTAAATGATTATTAGGTGTTTGCCAAAATTCTCCATGAATAGGACAAATAATACAAACCTTAGTTTTTCTATTCACATATTCAACATTAGAATAATCATATTTGTCACCATGAACTTTCTGAGCTTCCTTTATGAATTGTTCGTTCGTTAAAATTTTTTTTTTTGTTCCACCACAATCCGGACAACCTTGACCTTGTAAATGATTACGAGATTCTTGCCAAAACTCTCCATGAATAGGACAAATGATACATACCTTAGTATTTGCATTTATATATTCAACCTTAGAATAATCATATTTATCTCCATGAACTTCTATAGCTTTCTTTATGAATTGTTCGGTTGTTTTTCTTTTATTGTCAGCATCACATTTTGGACAACCATGACTTTTTAAATGACTATTGGCTTCTTGCCAAAATTCTCCATGAATAGGACAAATGATACATACCTTAGTATTTGCATTTACATAGTTGACCTTAGAGTAATCATACTTATATCCATGTTTTTTTATGGCTTTCTCTATAAATTGTTCAGTTGTTAATTTTTTGGGCATCTTTTCTATTTCTTATAAAAGTAAATAAATCTTCTGGGTTATAAAAACATATCTTGTCTTTATAAAAATCTAAATCATTAGTATCATCAGTATAATAATAAACAATATCTATACCATGTTCGTGACATTGTTTATATTTTAATTTATCTAACCTTAATCCTTTATCAAATCTTCTTTTACCTCCAAAATGATTAACTGGAGTAAAATGTTGTAATCCCTGACATTCAATACCAAGTTTTAAATCATCATCATAAAAATCTAAACGTAGTGGTTTCTTATCTTTCAACCAATCAAATGTTTTCTCTCGTTCAAACTCAGGAAAATAATTAGATATTTCTGACTCTAATTTTGATGAATTACATTTTGGACAACCTTGACCCTGTAAATGTCTCTCTGGTTTTTGATAGAATTCTCCATGTTTGGGACAAATGATACAGACTTTAGTTTTTCCATTCACATAGTCAACCTTAGAGTAGTCATATTTATTTCCATGAACTTCTCTGGCTTCCTTTATGAATTGTTCAGTTGTTTTCTTTCTACTTCCACAACAATCAAGACAACCTTTACCATTCAAATGATTCCTAGGTGTTTGCCAAAATTCTCCATGTTCAGGACATATGATACATACCTTAGTATTTGCATTTATATATTCAACCTTAGAATAATCATATTTATCTCCATGAACTTCTATAGCTTTCTTTATGAATTGTTCGGTTGTTTTTCTTTTATTCCCACCACAATCGGGACACCCATTACCATTCAAATGACTATGAGGTACTTGCCAAAATTCTCCATGTTCAGGACAGATGATACAAACCTTAGTTTCACTATTTACATATTCAACCTTAGAATAATCATATTTATCTCCATGAACTTCTATAGCTTTCTTTATGAATTGTTCGGTCGTTAATTTTTTTTTGTTATCATCACAATCAGGACAACCCTGACCATGTAAATGATGACTTGGTGTTTGATAAAACTCTCCATGTTCAGGACAAATAATACACACATTGGTATGATTATTTACATAGTTAACTTTTGAATAGTCATACTTATCTCCATGAACTTTCTGAGCTTCCTTTATGAATTGTTCAGTTGTTAATTTTTTATTTCCACTACATACAGGACAACCCTGACCTTTTAGATGATTACTAGGTTCTTGCCAAAACTCTCCATGTTCAAGACAAATGATACATACCTTAGTTCTCACACCTATATAGTTGACCTTAGAGTAATCATACTTATATCCATGTTTTTTTATGGCTTCCTTTATGAATTGTTCAGTCGTTTTCTTCTTTCTTGGCATTTTGTTTTCTATTTCTTATAAAAGTAAATAAATCTTCTGGATTATAAAAACACATTTTGTCTTTATAAAAATCTAAATCATTAGTATCATCAGGACAATAATAAACCACATCAATCCCATGTTCTTGACATTGTGTATATTTTAATTTATCTCTTTTTAATTCTTCATCAAATCTTTCTTCACCTCCAAAATAATTAACTGGTATAAAATGTTGTATCCCCTGACATTCAATACCGAGTTTTAAGTCATCGTCATAAAAATCTAAACGTAGTGATCCTTTATCTTTTAACCAATCAAACTTTTTCTCTCGTTCAAACTCAGGAAAACAATTAGATATTTCTGTCTCTAATTTTGATGAATTACATTTTGGACAACCTTTACCATTCAAATGATTTCTAGGTACTTGCCAAAATTCACCATGTTCAGGACAAATGATACATACATTAGTATAATTATTTACATATTTAACCTTAGAATAATCATATTTATCTCCATGTTTTTCTTTGGCCTCCTTTATGAATTGTTCAGATGATTTTCTTCTAATATCATTATCACATTCAGGACAAACACAACCTCTCAAATGACTATTGGCTTCTTGCCAAAATTCTCCATGAATCGGACATTTGATACACACCTTAGTCCTTGAATCTATATAATCAACTTTAGAATAATCATATTTATCACTATGAACTTCTTTCGCTTCCTTTATGAATTGTTCAGTTGTTTTCTTACCTCCACCACAATCAGGACAACCTTTACCTCTCAAATGATTATCAGGTATTTGCCAAAATTCTCCATGAATAGGACAAATAATACAAACCTTAGTCTTTGAATCTATATATTCAACCTTAGAATAGTCATACTTATATCCATGTTTTTTTATGGCTTTCTCTATAAATTGTTCAGTTGTTAAAGTTTGATTGTCAACACTACAATCAGGACAACCACGACCTTGTAAATGATTATTAGGTCTTTGCCAAAATTCTCCATGAATAGGACAAATGATACATACATTAGTTCTTCCATTTACATAGTTAACCTTGGAGTAATCATATTTATTTCCATGAACTTTCCGAGCTTTCTCTATAAATTGTTCAGTTGTTAATTTTTTTGGCATTTTTTCTATTTCTTATAAAAGTAAATAAATCTTCTGGATTATAAAAACATATCTTGTCTTTATAAAAATCTAAATCATATCGTGAAAAGTCTTCTAAAAAATAATAAACCACATCAATCCCATGTTCTTGACATTGTTCATATTTTAATTTATCTAACTTTAATCTTTTTTCAAATTCTTCTTCACCACCAAATCTATCAACTATAGTGAAATGTTGTTCTCCCTGACATTCAATACCGAGTTTTAAGTCCTCATCATAAAAATCTAAACGTAGTGGTTTCTTATCCCTCAACCAATCGAATGTCTTTTGTTGTTCAAACTCAGGAAAACAATTTTTAACTTCTTCTTCTAATTTTGATGAATTACATTTTGGACAACCACAACCTTTCAAATGATTACTAGATATTTGCCAAAATTCTCCATGTTCAGAACATTTGATACATACTTTAGTCATTCTATTTACATAGTTAACTTTAGAGTAATCATATTTGTCACCATGAACTTTCTGAGCTTCCTTTATGAATTGTTCAGTTGTTTTTCTTTTACTTCCACCACAATCAGGACAACCATAACCTGTCAAATGATTTTCAGGTGTTTGACAAAATTCTCCATGTTCAGGACAAATGATACATACCTTAGTTTTTCCATTTACATATTCAACCTTAGAATAGTCATATTTATCTCCATGAACTTCTTTAGATTTTTCTATGAACTCTTCAGTTGTTTTCTTTTTCGTTCCACCACAATCAGAACAACCTTTACCTTGTAAGTGATTTTCAGGTGTTTGGTAAAATTCTCCATGTTCAGGACAAATGATACATATCTTAGTCTTAGTATTTACATATTCAACCTTAGAGTAATCATATTTATTTCCATGAATTTCTATGACTTCCTTTATAAAATCTTCAGTTGTTTTCTTGTTTTCACCACAATCAGGACAACCTTGACCTCCTAAATGATGATCAGGTCTTTGGTAAAATTCTCCATGAATATGACAAATAATACAAACCTTAGTTTTTCCATTTACATAGTTAACTTTTGAATAGTCATATTTATTTCCATGTTTTTCTATGGATTTCTCTATAAATTGTTCAGTTGTTAATTTTTTATTGTTATCACCACAATCAGGACAACCATAAGCACGTAAATGATGATCAGGGGTTTGATAAAATTCACCATGAATAGGACAAATGATACATACCTTAGTTTTAGCATTTACATATTCAACCTTAGAATAGTCATACTTATCTCCATGAACTTTCTGAGCTTCTGTTATGAATTGTTCTTTAGTTTTCTTCTTCATAAATTAGGTTGAATTATTATATCCTATCAATTTTTAAAAATAACAAAAAATGGTCACATGAATAAATCACATGACCATTAATCAAATTTATTTTATTTTAAATATGTGTTACTCTACTATATATGTCTGCGAGACGCCCCTGTGAACAGTTGTTACTTTGTCCGAGGTATCCGCATATTCTTCGTGTGGCTAACAATTTGGTTCTATCTTCACATCCACAATTTGGACAGTGCCAGATATATTTTCCATCTTCATTTTTGATAAGTTCTATTGTACCCTCAAAGTCACAATTTAAACAGTAATCACTTTTTCCATTGAGTTCAAAATAAATTATCTTGTCATAACCATATTTTAGAATCTCAAGTACCACATCAACATTGTTTCTGAGGTCATCCATTTCCACATAACTGATTTGACCACCAGAAGCAATTTTAGAGAGAGGAGCTTCATATTTAATTTTGTCAAAGGCGTTAATGTTCTCATACACAGGGATATGGTATGAATTAGTAACGAACTGACCAACTAAACCTTTACATTCTTTAGGGAAACGTCTATTAAGAGCTTCCGCGGCAGTACCTGTTAAATTTTCTTCTGGAGTTGAATAAAGTGAGTAACCAATTCTTTCCAGTTCTCTCCATTGTAAACATTTTGTGGCCATGTTTTGCATGACTTGAGTGGCAAAATCAAGAGCACCACCCTCATCATCCGGAAGCCAATGATTTTTTCCGGTCATAAACTTAACACATTCATAAAGTCCAATATAACCAAGTGAGAGAGAAGAATTGTCATCATAAAGGAGTTTGTCGATTGTTTCCCCCGGTTGAAGACGTGCAAGAGCTCCATTTTGCCACATGATTGGAGCCACATCAGAAGTTGTACCTCTAAGATGTTCATGTCGTAATCTTAGAGCTCGGTGACACAATTCAAGACGTTCATTAAAGATATACCAGAAACGTTCCATATCACCTTTACTAGAAAATGCAATGTCAGGTAGATTAATTGTGACAACTCCTTGATTGAAAGAAGGCCAAACTTTAGGTGTACCTTTTTTCTTGTTCTTAGTCTGGTTTCCATCACTGTCATAATACCTAACGAGAGCAAAACTTCTACATCCCATCGAGGGGTAACAGATACCTTTTTGTTCCAACATCATTTTTTCGCTTATGTAATCTGGAACCATTTTATCAGCGGTACATTGAGCAGAAAGTTTAGTCAACCAATAATACTTACTATCCTCATGAATATTATCTTCTTCGAGGGCATATATTAATTTGGGGAAAGGAATTGCAGAGTAGGCACCATTTTTATTTTTAACACCTTTTTTACGTTGTTTAATTATTTCTGCAATTACTTTGGCCAAGTCTTCTTTTTCATTTTCATCTTTCGCATCATTCAAATACATCCAAAGAGTGATGAATGGAGTTTGACCATTGACAGTCATAAGGGTTGAACTTTGGTATTGAAGGATTTGGACACCATCAATAATGTCACGGTCTACCATTTGTTCAATCAACTCATTAAATTTATCTTCAGGAATATCGAGACCTTCATATCTTTTTCTGAATGTCTTTCTACTTTCCTCAACGAATGGAGCTAAGTGTGCAACATTAACAGTTTGACCACCATATTGAGAACTTGCTACTTGTGCGATAATTTGTGTACAGATATTACAAGCTGTTGAGAATTTATGTGGTTTATCAATTTTCACATTTGAGATGACAGTTCCATTTTGAAGCATGTCCTCTAAATTCCATAGACAACAGTTGGTAGACTTCTGACAAAAATAATCAAGATCATGGAAATAAATAATTCGTTCTTCGTGAGCTTTCCAAATATCTTCCGGGATTAGGTATCTTTTACACAGGTCTTTTGATAAGATACCAGCCATGTAATCTCTTTGGGTTGAAATGATAGTCGGGTTTTTATTCGCATTTTCTTGTTTAATCAACTCATTATTATTACCCAACAAAGACATAACCATATCATCAGTTGTATTCTTTCTTTGATTGAGTGATTTTTGGTAACGATAAGTAATGTATTCTCTGGCAACATCCCATTTCCCATGACTCATTATCTCATTTTCGACCATAATCTGAACGTCACCAGTGTTCAAAGTTCGAGTTTCACTTTTACACTTATCCTCAATCGACTTGGCAATGTCTTTAATCTCGTCATTAGTAAATCGGTTGTCAAGTCCAACTCTTTGATTAGCCTGTTGGATAGCCTTTACGATATTACCCTTGTTAAAGGTGACTTCCGCACCATTATTCTTGATAATTTTCATTTTGTATGTTTAGTTGATTTTTTATGATTTTTCAAAATAGGGGTAATTTTATTTATGAAATTTACGGCGTCATTATTATTCAAAAACCGAATGTCATAAGTTCGATAATTCAGGAAGTCAAATTCGTCGGCTTCCACTCGTCGTTTCAGACTATCATCTTTCTTACCTCCATTATATCTTTCTTTTAATCTCTTTTTTCTGATTTCAATAGGTATGTCTAAATAGATAATTGTGACACACTTTAATATATTCTGGTCTAACTTTTCTAAATCTTGAATGTTGCCTACGGAAAGAATAGCAACATCACATTTCTTAAAGTCCTCCAAGGTAAACCCATAATACCAGTTATTAAAGTTTTTTAGTGAGATAAACTTCTTCTCGTCTATCAATTTTTGGATTTTTTTCTCTGAAACAAAAATATATTCATCACCTTTTTCATTTGGTCTTTTAGGTCTTGTAGTATATTGTTTCAGTGCAGTGTAACCTTTTTTTATAAATAAATTTTGGCAGTAGTCTTTACCAGACGCCGCCTTTCCGACTAGTACATATTTACACATAAGTAAATTACAATAATTAATATCATCACAGTAATTGTTCAAACTTTCCTGTTTTAAGGAGAGTTTCATAATCTTCTTTCTTTAATTTTACGTCTTTTCTTTCTCCATTATCAAAAATTATCGTTAAAATTTCATTTAAATTATTATATATCAATCTTTTAATACCTTTTGTAACCATTTGATAGTTTTATAATAAAGATAACAAAAAGAGCTACCTTTATGGTAACTCTTTCAAAACTTCCTCATTGTACTTTTTATGTTCTGAATTTTCCCACCCATAAATTGGATCAATGTAAATCCATCTTTCATTCTCGTGGTTTTTTTCTAAACACTTATTACAATATGGTGAAACCCATCCTAATGTCTTTTTGGTAGCATCTTCACCACAATCAATACAAACAAACTTTGATAAATATTCGTATTTTCGTATCACTCTTGAAACTTCCGGAGAGTATGAATTACAATATATATTCAACACTCCCCATTTTTCTTTAATATCCATAATCCTAAATGATTTTCTATAGGACTTATCAGGATATTTTTTCAGGGCTTCCTTTAATTCCCTACATAATTGAACTCCAAATCTTTTTCGCCATCCATAAGGAATACAATCATATAAAGAAGATGTTGGAATGATATGAAATAGACCAAGAAATCGTTCCAATTTTTTATAAAACCAATACAAAAACTTATCTTTTTTGGTGGCTAATTTTAAGATGTATTCAGTCTTCACATATTTCCCATCTAAAAACAGACAATCATCACCAAACTTTTCTTTATATAAGTCAACATGGTCTTTTGAATATTCACTCCATTTTCTGTATATGTCAGTATATTTTTTTGACAGTTTCCAATTATTGTATCGTTTGTCTGTCATCACATTTCTTGGATACAAAAATGGAAATCGAATACACAGGTAGATTGACTTGGGAGTGTTACGGACTTTATAACACACATCTTTTATGACATACTTAAAACGACGTATGACATAATCGGAATAACTCCCTTGTTTGAAAATTCGATTATATTTCTTTTGACTTAACATGGTAACTTGTCTCATTTTTATCTAATTTACTAATATAAAAATAACAACTTCTGACAACTCCATAAATACTATATCGCTAAATAAAATTAAAAATGGAGAAACTACAATACTTAAAACCATTTAATGAATTTGATAACCGAATGATATATGAAGGTTTGGGTGATGCTGGTCAAAAACAGATAAACCGAGCTTTCTTAAATATGGGTAAAATTCCTCTGTCCAATGGTAAATTTATTGTACCACTTGAAATTGTAAAGGTGGTATCGGATGCAATTAGTTGGATAAGTAGTGAATTCCGTACATATTACACATTCGCAAGAGACGCAAACATCATATATGTGATTAACGATCCAAGTTGTAAAACGATGGCAGTTGACCAATATATGAATATGTACATGGATGTTTTGTTCATTTATAGTAGACTTCAAATGAATCCTGAATTGGTCGCCGCAGTTATCATGCACGAGATATTTCATGTTGTATATAATCACATTGAAAGAGGTAAGAATTGGCTCAGTGCTCATGGAAAACCAATGACAGAATTTAGAGACACAAACCTCGCTGGTGATATTGAAGTAAACATGACATTGACAAATAAGGGAATTATCTCTCCTGAAGATTTGGTTGGTAAAATTCATGGACTTTATCTAAGTAAGAAACATGATGTGACCAATATGCCTATGGAGACAATTCTTGAAAATGAAAAGTTGATGGAAAAACTTCGTGCGATGGTGGATGGACCGAAAGATAATAGAGCAAGAGTTGACACATCTTCTGACTGGGATGATGGATATAAACAAGGTTGGGATGCGGTAGCTAACATTCTTGATAAATTCGGACCGGAAGAAACAATAAAGAAATTAAAAGAAGCCGGTATTATTGATGAACAAGGTAACTTATTAAAATCGGTTACACAAGATGACTTTAACAATTTGAAGTTCTTGACTGTATTATCTTATGATGGTTTCTTATGTGAAAATGAAAAACAAAGTAAGTACCAGAGTTTTGATGATGGTTGGTTAGCTGGTGTTGGAAAAGCTATTACACTTATAAACCAATCAATTTCAGATGATGAAGTTGGAATGCCCGGTGGAGAACAAGGTGAAGAAGGTGGTCAACAACAAGAAGAAGATGTCCCCAATTCTAAATTAAAACCTGATGATTTGAAAAAGTTAAATCTTCCTAAAAAAGAAAAGAAACCACAAGAAGGAGGTAAACCACAATTACCTGACAATCTACCAACCAATGTGGATAATGATGATGACGATTACACTGGTGACATGAGAACACCACCACGAAATCAAAATGGAGATAATAATCAAAATGGAGAAGGTAATGGTGATGATAGTCAAGAAGGTGAAGGTGGAAATGGTCAAGGTCAAGGAAAAAAATCTAACAAACAAGGTGAATCAGGTGAATCAGGTGAAGGTTCTGAAGGTGAAAAATCTGGTGATGGACAAGGTTCTGAAAATGGACAAGAAGGTTCAGACATGGATGGTGAATCGGGTGAAGGTGTAGAAGGTGAAAAAACCGGCAGTGGACAAGGTTCAGACAAAGGACAGGAAGGTTCAGACAAAGGTGGCCAATCGAATGGAGATGAATCAAATGGTGGTCAAGGAGGTCAATCAAATGGAGATTCACAAGGTGCCGGACATGGTGGTTCAAGATCTGGTGATGGAGATGGTGATGTGAATAAATTAGCTAATGATTTGAAAAACAAACAAAATAAAAAGTCATTAGAACATGGTTCACCAAATGATTCATATGCAGACCAACCCAAAGGTTCAGGTGAAGATAAAAATAGTGTAGGTGATACAGGTTCTTTCATCAATGACCCTGATTCTGCATTTGCTAAGAAAGTGTTAAAAAATTCAGGTTATTCTGATGAAGATATAAACAACATTATCGAAGACACTATTGACAAGAATAAACGTCTAAACACTCCGGAAGCAATTAAGGATAAACGTCAAAAACTATATTCTAAATTATCTCCAAGTGACCCTGTTAAAAAGTTGTTGAAAAATATTGAGGTATCTGAGGAAAAGTATCAGAATATTTGGAAAAAGATAATGAAAAAATTCTTGGGTAAAAATTGTCGTCGTGCTGGTAATGATGTAATATCTAAGAGTTTTGACTGGAAAGATAAGAAAGCCATTGCACTTGGTAGATTTGCTCCCAATTTCCACAAAGAAGCTCAAGAACCACAAATGATAAATATATATGTAGACGTTTCTGGTTCTGTTAATACTGAGTTATTGGAGGTCATTGCTAAGAGTTTGTGTATATTCTGTAAACAATTTAATTACAGTGGTATCAACATTATTCCTTGGGCATCCACTTCAAACGGTATTCACCAAGTAGAGAGTATCAGTAAAAATGGTGAAGAAAAAACCTGTCAAGAAATTTTAGGTTACATCTCAGAAGGTGTTAGTGAATGTGGAGGTGGAACAGACCTTATACGAGCATTCTTACCACAGATAGTAAGTATTTCATTAGACAAGAAAAGACAGAAACGTGATGACAAACATATAATCATTACCGATGGACAAACTGGTGGTGAAGAAAAACGAATTGAGGAATTAATCTCAAACAAATGTGGTTCTATTGTTTGTAAGAATTGTTTCTACATGATATATGACGCTCCCTCGATGGTTAGAGAATCTTGGGATGAAGCTATTGAAAAGGGAACAGTTATATATGTAGATTCAAATATTGTAATCGGAAATAAATAAAAAGAAAATAATCAAATATAATAATGAAACATTTATTAGATAGAAATGATTTTTTAACACAAAGTCGAATGAATGAAGGTATTATTGGTGATACTTTTAGAAAGGGTGTGAAAAAACTTAAAGATATGTTTTCACTCTTATATAAAAAGGTCAAAAACTTCATTGCAATTTTTGACTCAAAGGGTAATGTACTTCCTGTTGTATCCTTACAGGCTTGTGTTGACCACTTCGCTGGTGTAAAAGGTGTAGAGGTTGTCACATCAAAAGAAATTAATGATTCAATCAAAAAAGTTGGTGGTCAGACTGGTGGTACAACTATCTCTCTAAGTAATGACAATGAATCTTATGAGGATGTAGATAAGGATTCAGTTGAGTATAAAAACTTAATGAGTATTCCTAAAATCCTTAAAGAAAGTTTTGGTGGTGAACAACTCGATGAACGTATTTCTTATTCAGAGGCTGGTGAAGGTCTAAACATTCCTACTATTGACATTGAGGAATTCAAAGAAAAAATCTTAGGTAGAATTGTTGACCGTCAGAAAAAGAAAAGAAAAGGTAACATGCTTATTTTTGGAGCTCCCGGTATTGGTAAATCTTCTATCGCCAACTCTGTAAAAGAAGCATACAACCGTTCAAAAAGTAATGAACAAGGTATTTCTATTATCACCATTAACTGTGCGGACTTAGCTCCCGGTGACTTCCTTATGCCCACAATGGCTGAGATGAAAGATATTAAAGGTGATATTGAAGCCAGAAAAGAAGCTCCTGAATTCGCAAGTATTGATGGATGGTCTGAAGAACAAAAGAACCAACTTGAAACTGTACTAAGTCGTCAAAAGGTGTCAAACTCAGCACCTAAAAACTGGTTCCCATGTTATCTTCCCTCTGGTAATGCTGAAATTGATGTTTTACTAGACGCCGCCGCTAATGGTTGTGTTAATATTGATACAAACCACCCAGAAAATAACAAAAGAACAGGTTCAGGCGGTATTCTCCTTTTGGATGAATATTTTAGAGCGAACCCTATGATTTTCTCTCAATTAATGACACTTCTACTTGAAAGAAAAATGGGTGACTGGGTATTAGGTTCTAAGTGGGCTATTATCGCTTGTTCAAATAGACCTGCAGATTCAAAAACAGTGACTGAGGTTTTTGAAAGTAGAATTGAAGGTGCTGACTTAGACCGTTATGCAGATATTGCTCTATTGTCACCTGATGTTAATAGTTGGAAAGACTATATGAGAAGTAAAGGATTGACTGGTGAAAATGAAATTATCTTCAAATTTATCTTTGATCCTGACTCAATGGAAGGTGATGAATATCCAAGATGGCATAGTGTAGATAACAAAGATGATGCTTATGGTGATGATGAAAAGAACACATTACCTGTAACACCTCGTCGATGGGAAAAAGTTTGGGGAGAAATTGAAGATTACTTAGATGCACATGACTTAGATTCAGTTATCCAAATTCCTCTCAAAAAATTATCAAGTCTATTAAAGACAATGTTCACACCTGATTTCTTACATGAATTTATTGACTGGATTGAACAACATACTGGTAATGTAAATTTGGATGATATTGTAAAAGACCCAACAAATGTATTCCCAAGAAAAGATGTTAAAACTGATGACGTCATTATCGTTCGTGATTTAGGTGAACAATTTGAAAAGAAATATGGAAAAGACAAAGACTGTCCTGATGAAGAATTAGCTAACCTTATGACTTGGTTTGGTTTACATATGAAGGACAATCCAAATGTCATAATGTCAGATTTCATGGAATGGATTGACAAAGTATTACCAAACGCTTCTGACAACGCACTTCATACAAAAGAAAAAACAGTTAATGTGATGCTCGCCGCTTGGCCTGATAGTGATGACTTTGAAGGTGTTGATGAAAGTAGAGTCAATGATATTAAAGAGTTGATGAAAGAATACTTCCCTTGGCGTCTTGATGGTGATAAGATTAAATTCATAAATGACTACGCTTAATTAAACAAAATAGAAAAGGTTGGACATTAAATCCAACCTTTTTTTATATCATTATTATATCGAGTTCATTATTTGAAAAACATTTATCAAATACATCATTCTTAAATTTATCCAATCTCATCAAATCATTAATATCTTTTACTTTATCATATGATTTAATTAATTTTAGATATTTGTCCCAAAGGAATACATTTTTGTGTTCCTTTAATTTTGTTATAGAGTGTTTCTTACCAACATCATCATTATCAAACAAATACCGAACATCCTCAATGTCATCAAAATAATTGTTCATTTTAGTTGCACCTTGGAGAGCAATACAGTTATCAATACCAAGTGAATCTATGGGACCTTCCACAATAGTTAAAGGTTTTCTCATGTCAACATTCATTACATTAAACAACCCAGACAATTTATCTATGTTGACTACAATATTTTCAATACCATCCTCCTGTTCAATATAGACCTGACCATTTGACATTTCACCCAATAATCTTTCAACAACACCATTCAAATCCTTACCAAACATTTCATAATAGATTTTAGAAAGACTTCGTGTTAAATATCTTGGTTTCTTACTTTTACTGTCAAGTTGTCTAATCTGATATCCTATTACTCTATCATTTTGATTTAGATTCAAAATGTATAGTTCCTTGGTTGATTCTTTATATGCAAAGTATCTCCAATCCTTTATACCTATTTTCCTATAGTGTAAATAGTCAGAAGGATGTTTTACTTTATAAGGTGAAACTAACTTATTTACTTTGAAAAAAATAGTCTTAGGTATTGCCAACTTATCTATCAATGTATATAGAATTGATGAAGATTTAGATGAAGTATTGTATCTTTTTTCAAATTTCTTGGCATTTTGTTGAATGTCATATACTTTACATCTTTCAACGTCACTCAATTCTTCATCAAATCGTTTCAAAAAAGAATTGATACCATAGTGACAACCACAATTATAACAATGATAAGAAAGAGAATTAAGATAAAGATTACCTCGTTTCTTTCGATTATCATTCACACTATCACCACAGACAGGACAACAAAAATTCCACCTGTCCGGATATACATCTATCTTTTTACGATAACTATTCGTAAAACTTGAATTGAGTATCCTCTGAATTTTTACATGAATACTGTCTAAAACTTCATTTGATTCTGACATTACTGTAAACTATTATAAAGTTCTTGTAAACTTACTTTTCCATATTTCTCATTCAAAGAGTCCATAAAGTTTTTTTCTCTTTCTTTAACTTTATTTAACTCATTCTCCACATCTCCTATAGAAGATTGGATTACTTCTAAATTCTTCTTGAACTTAGAATATAACAAATTCAACCGACGATAATCACCTATAAGTTCCATCAGTTGATTTTTTTCTTCATCAGTAAAATTTTTCATCAATCATCAACTATTTTAGCGAACACAAATCCCTCTCTAAGACAATCATATTTTACACCATCTATTTTGATAGGTGTGGTCTTTCCGATGGGTTTTATAATGACATCTCCTTCTTTTAACTTTGAATCAGCAGACACCTTCAAAACTCTGGCGAAACGATTATATTCTTCATCTGGAATAAAAAGTCCCGATGATGTAACTGTCTCATTTTTAATGTCTTGGATAAGAATATATCCATTTTTCATATCTATTGGAATTGAACTCATAATCTAAAATTTACTATTTCTCAAAATTAAATATAACAAAAAAATTCTTGAAAAAAGTAGACCGTTTGTTATATCATATAAATAATACATAAAATAACCTGTTAACTTGAAGAAAAAAAGATCAAAAAAAAAAAGAATAATAAAAGATAGACATAAATAATAATAAAGATAATTAATTACTTTAGAGTAAATGGATTCAATGAATTTGAAGTGTATTTCTACTAATGTATTAAATGACTATGATAGAAATAAGTATTATGGTTATTTAGTTTATCTTAGAGAGAAATATAATGGATATAAAAAAGGATTATACTTAGGAGGAGAAGATGGTTGGGAAAGACTAACAAATGATTCTATGACTTTTGAACCAACTTCTTATGTTGATGTTCCTATTGCAAGTACAGAAACATATTATTATGAAGCTGATTTAATTACATATTTACCTTTTAACTGGAGTGATATTTCAGAATATTGTTACTTGACTAATAATAGAAAAGTAGATGTAGGTGAATATACAGTTTCAGTTTATTTGAAAGATGACTCTTGGGAATGGAGTGATATGACAAATAATATTAAAACATTAACTTTCAAAATTCTTCAAAGAAAGATAACGGAAGCTAATGTTATATTGTCATCTTATAAAATCAATTATGGTGATGACCTCCCAACTGTAAAAAGTGTTGAGTATAATGATAGAATCCTTACAGAAGATACTGATTATACTGTTTCTTATGATAGTGATAACAATGCTTCTGATAATCCAAAGTATGTAACTATTAATTTTATCAATAATTATACAGGTTCAGTTAAAAAATCTTATTATATTCAACAAGTTACAGTAAATAAACCTGTTTTTGAAAATGAGTATAATTTTGTTTATGATAGTAATTCTCATTCGGTATATCCAACAAACTGGGATGAAATTAAATCATACTGTAAAATAACTAATAATGAAAATACAGATGCGGGTACTTACACACTAACAATATCTCTCAATAGTAGTAATTATTGTTGGTCAGATGGAACAAGTAAATCAATAACACAATCATATAGTATTTCAAAACAAATTGTAGATGTTCCTGTTTGGAATAGTGAATATCATAAGACATATGATGGAAAATCTTATTCAGTATATCCAACAAACTGGGATGAAATTAAATCATATTGTACAGTAACTGATAATGTTGAAACTAATGTTGGTGAATATACAGCTTCTATCTCTTTGAATAGTGATAATTATATTTGGTCAGATAATACTAATGTAACTAAGACACAAGATTATCAGATAGACTACATATATATTGCATTACCTGTATGGTCTGAAAGTGACATATTTACTTATACTGGAAAGGAAATCACATATAAACCTTCTAACTGGGATGATATAAGTGCTTATGTTGTGATGACTAATTATAAGGGTATTGATGCAGGAACTTATACAGTCAAATTATCATTGAGAGATAGTGTAAATTGTAGATGGAGTAATAAGAAAGTTACTGACCAAACAAGAGAGTTCTATATTACACAAGCTGATGGATATTTCATTAATGGCCCTTGGTTGAATGGTGATGTAATTGTAAATAGTATATTAACTTGTACGGCTACCTTTATTGACAGTTCATCAGAAATTAAGTATGAATGGTATAGAAGTGATGATGGTACATTAGAATCTGGAATACATTTACAAACAGATGAAATCAATAATTATACTATTACCCCTGATGATTATGGATATTATATTATCTGTAATGTTGTCCCCAGTGCAACAACCAATTATACAAGCACAAGTAGTTTCGTGAAGACACAAAATAAAGTAAGTAAAATATTAAAAGAAAGTTATCTTGAATTTGAGGATGACACAACAGAGGTATCTTTAACACCTGATTCAACTCAATTTACAATACCAACATTAAAGAACATTTCTACTGATGATGGTAGTAAGGTTGTTTATACTGTTGTTTCTGGTAATGGTGAAATGTCTGATACTGAAGAAGGAGTTGTTAATATTACCGGAACAGGTGATATTGTGGTGAATGTATCTATTGAAGGAAGCACAGTTTATAATTATGTTCCCAATTCAATAACTTATACTATCCATGTAATTAGTGACACTGTTTATTATGGAATGTATGATAAGACTGGTTCACCTAATGAGAAGGAAGTTTTATACAGTGGTTCAATTCCTGATAATTATGTTGAGGTTAGTGTTTCAGACACTGTTACATTTGATATTAAACGTTCTGACTTCCCAACAACTAAGGAAGATGGAAGTGATCAAAAATATTTCGGTTGGTATATTCTCGTTCCAACAACTAAGACATTATACTCATTACTTGAAAATGGTAATGCCCTTGTATCAATAGAATCTAACCAACTCAAGAATGATGACAGTTCTGAATTGATTATTACAAAGGATGGTGTTGATTATAGAGTTTATGGTAAGTTCAACATTGGTAAAACCGCAGACACATGGTTTATGACAGTAACAATAAAATAATAAGATATAGATATAACAATGGCAGTTAGAGGTCAAAATACATCATATGGTATGGCTATATATAATCAGGAGATGAAACCTCTTGATTACCTGTATGGCCCTTGGGAATACTTGGATCAAATGTTCGAGGAAATGGGACTTGAACAGGATGAACTTGAACCCGGTCTGACTATTGGTGTGATAGAAGATGGTCAAGTCGTAGAATATTGGAATCCAGTCGAAGGAAAAGGATTCATTAAAAAAACATTCCCAAGTGAAGATAGTGGAAGTGGAGATGGAGTAAAAATATTAGACATCGTAGAAACCTTCTCAGATGCTCTTAAATTGGCGACAAGTGATAACCAAGGGTATTTTATATCTGTGAAGAATGACGAGGTTACAGAGGGTTTAAATCATCAATCTGGACTTTATTTGGTGGTGGATGATGGTGTCCTCGATTGTGTTAGTACAAATGTCACTTATGGGGTATTTCCTGAAGATGGTGAAGAAGTAAAAACTGATGGTGTTGCTAAGACTTCTGATGTGTATAATTTACTTAAAAAATCAGAAGAAACAATTAATGAGAAAATTGAAAACTTAGAACCAAATGTTGATAATCTTTTGTTAGGTTTAGATACAGCGGATGACTCATTTGATTACACCTATGTTTCAGAAGTAAATAATGTCGATGGTCAAATTGTTCCAGTTCATACTACATTAGACACAGCTTCAATGTTAATGGAGGGTAGTAATAAAAAAGATGAAGAAGATTTTATTACGGTAACTGGTGTAAGTGTAGGTAATTATAAACCCGGTGATGTAATTAAAAATGGTACATCTCTACAAGAATTTTTGAAAGAGTTGTTGATGAAAAGATTGTATCCTGATAAAGCTGTCGTTAAACCAACTATCACATTATCTGGTATATATGTTTCAGATACATTGGTCACAAAATCAACATATACTTGTGAGGTTGGTGAAAGATTAACAAGTAAATTCAGTAAGACTTATACAACTGGTAAAATTTCAACATTCAATGGTTTAACCGCATCAGCTACTACTTCGGTATATGAAGATGCCCAGTGTGAACCTGATGAATCAACATTTCAAGTGATGATTAAAAGACCGGGTTCATCTTATGTGGTAACTGATGATGTTGATGAGATAATGACTTATGGTGATTATACATTTAAGTCAACGATGAAATTTGGAGAAAATCAGAACATTCCTAAAACTAATTTTGGTGAAGAATGTCCTATTGATGAATATCCAAGTTATAATATCGCCGAACAAACAATTACATCTTCTGAGATAAAGATTTCAACTAAATATAAAATGTGGTATGGTGTAAAATCAGACCGTTCATTAGTTGTTAGTTCTGGAGATGAGTTGGATAGTTCAAAAGTATTAAATGGTGATTATGGTGATGTCTCATGGTTCACTACTGGAAATATAAAAAGTTCAGTTACAATTTCAGGTCAACAGATTTATGTTATTTGTCCAAGTGAATATGAAGTGTTATACGATTCTAAGACAAGTGCCGGTGTAAAAGCTGTTGAAGGAGGTACATATACACATGAACTTCCAAATAATTCAGGTGAGAAATCTTATACACTTTATTACATGATGAACGATGGAACTTATGAGAATGTAAGAATTGTTGAAAAATAATAAAAATATTGAAATAAAAGGGATTTGGGAATACTGAATCCCTTATTTTTTGTGTCAATTTTTCATAAATAAAGTATATAAATGTAACAGAAAATCAGTTAGATGAGTAACTATAATCAATATGTATATGATAAGGATTTGTGGATGACTGGTAATACTCCGAACACATTAAAGTCCGGAGGTAAATATCCTGTTGTTGCTGATGAACAATGGAGTACATTAGAAGATGCTCTAAATTTCATCAATGATAGTAATAGTTCTGCAATTCCCGGTATGGTTATCACTGTTGTTTCTGATGGTGATAATAATGGTGTGTATTTTGTCGAGAGTATCGGAGGAGATGACACAGAAGGAAAACTTGTTAGATTAAGTGATAATGATGACCTTCAAAAACTAAAAGAAGATTTATCTAATCTCAAAACAGAAACAGGTGAAATTGATTTAAGTAATTATTATACCAAATCAGAAATTGAAGAAAAGAAATTTTTAACAGATTCTGATTTGACTGGGTATGTAAAATCAGATGATGTATATAGTAAATCAGAAGTAGATGATATAAAATCTGAAATCACCAAAGATAATTCTGAAAAAATTGACACTCTAAAAAGTGAAATCGAGACGAGTTTATCGGACTATGCTAAGAAATCCGATATACCTGATGTAAGTAAATTCATCACTGATTCAGATGTTGAGAAAAAAGGTTACTTGACTGAACATCAAGACCTTTCAGAATATGCTAAGTTAACTGACATTCCTGATGTAAGTAATTTAGTATCCAATGATGATTTAGAAGGAAAGGGATATTTAACAGAACATCAAGATTTAACAGGATATGCTAAGTCAAGTGACATTCCTGATGTAAGTAAATTCATCACAGATTCAGATGTTGAGAAAAAAGGATATTTAACTGAACACCAAGACCTTTCAGAATATGCTAAGTTAACCGATATACCTGACACATATACTAAGTCTGAGATAGATAAAATTAAAGATTCAATAACAGATACACATTCTTCTGATATTGAACGTCTAACTAAACAGGTTAAACTTAATACTGAAACATTAAGTTCATTACAAGGTGCTGATGGTACTTTGAACTTGAATAATCTATATTACACTAAACAGGAAATATTAGATAAGGGTTATGTTACATCATCTGAACTTGAAGAAAAAGGATATGCTAAGTCTGACAATGTTAATGAAAAATTTGTTGAGTTAACCGGACAAATTAATACCTTAGAAAATAAAACATCAGGTTTATCAGATAGAGTTAAAAAAATTGAAAGTGATTATTTAACTTCTACTGATAAGGAAGATATAAAAACATGGGTTGGTGAACAAGGATATTTAACAGAACACCAAGACCTTTCAGAATATGCTAAGTTAACTCATATTCCTAATGTTAGTAATTTAGTATCCAATGATGACTTAGAAGAAAAAGGATATTTAACAAGTGATGATATATCTGACTTAGCTAAGAAATCAGACATACCTGATGTAAGTAAATTCATCACAAATTCAGATGTTGAGAAAAAAGGATACTTGACTGAACACCAAGACCTAACTGACTATGCTAAGATATCAGATATACCTGATGTAAGTAAATTCATCACTGATTCAGATGTTGAGAAAAAAGGATATTTAACAAGTGATGATTTAACAGGATATGCTAAGTCAAGTGAAATTCCTGATATATCTAATTTAGTATCTAATGATGATTTAGAAGGAAAAGGATATTTAACAGAACATCAAGATTTATCAGAATATGTTAAGAAATCTGATATTGATGAATTGGTATCTAATGATGTTTTAGATGAATATGCCAAAAAATCAGATATCCCAGACACAAGTGAATTTATTACAGATTCAGACTTAACTAAAAAAGGTTATGTTACTTCAGATAAATTAGCTTCTGATGTTGAATCACTAACTGATATGATTGCTGATGTGTCAGAAGATGTCTCAGGATTAACAGATAAGATTGAGGAATTAGGTGGTTCTGACATTGCAACTAAAACATGGGTTGGTGAACAAGGATATTTAACAGAACATCAAGATTTAACAGGATATGCTAAGTCAAGTGATATTCCTGATGTAAGTAATTTAGTATCCAATGATGACTTAGAAGAAAAAGGATATTTAACAGAACACCAAGATTTAACAGGATATGCTAAGTCAAGTGATATTCCTGATGTAAGTAAATTCATCACAGATTCAGATGTTGAAAAGAAAGGATATTTAACAGAACACCAAGACCTTTCGGAATATGCTAAGTTGAGTGAAATTCCTGATGTAAGTAAATTCATCACAGATTCAGATGTTGAAAAGAAAGGATATTTAACAGAACACCAAGACCTTTCGGAATATGCTAAGTTAACTGATATACCTGATGTATCTAATTTAGTTTCAAATGATGAGTTAGAAAGTAAAGGATATTTAACAGAACATCAAGATTTATCAGAATATGCTAAGTCAAGTGAAATTCCTGATGTATCTAATTTAGTTTCAAATGATGAGTTAGAAAGTAAAGGATATTTAACAGAACACCAAGATTTATCTGAATATGCTAAGTCAAGTGAAATTCCCGATGTAAGTAAATTCATCACAGATTCAGATGTTGAGAAAAAAGGATACTTAACAGAACACCAAGATTTATCAGAATATGCTAAATCAAGTGAAATCCCTGATGTATCTAATTTTGTTTCTACTGATGAACTTTCTGAATTGGAACAAAAACATGATGATGACATTAGTAAAATTAACACAAGTATCACAAATATAACAGGTGGTGATTTGAATTATGTTTCATCTGCTGAGGATAGTTGGAAGACTTCTGCTGTTGGTGGTGTGTCAGCAAATATGTCACCCTCAGATTTTGAAGGAAAGACATTAAGTGAAGTATTTGATATGATTTTGTATCCAACACTTCAACCTACAGTAACCCAACCCAGTGTAACTTTGACTTATTCTGGTTCAACATTAATTCTCGCAGGTCAAATTCTTCCTGCAATAAATACTGTAGTGACTTCTACTAATCGAGGAACAACAACTTACACCAATAAAGATGGTAACAAATACTATGCAGGTGAAGTGACAACATCATCATTAACTATGTCCCCTGATAGTTGGGGTGTCGCCGCAGTTGAAGGAAAATATGTGATGACATTCAGTGCAACTTTTGGAGATGGCCCAGTTTTGTGTGATAATAAAGGTGGTGTCTCAACAGTATCAAGTTATAAATCAGGAACAAAAACCACTACGAAAACAATTTCGTGTGTATATCCAGTGTATATAAATTCATCAGAAATTACAACTATGACAAGTATGACAAAAGATTATTTCTCAGAAGTTGAAATTTCAGTGACAATACCTATGGAAACAAGTGATAACAAATTTGAAATCCAATTACCGGATAGTGTTAATTTAGTTTCTGTAAAACAATTAAATACGTTAAATAATACTTATGATATAGATGTTAGTATGGTAAATGCGGAAAGTATCAATAATGAAACATATAATAAAACATATGTAAGATATGTCCGCACTACTGATACAAAAGATATACAAGGTAGCTCTCAATATAAAATAAGAATTAAAAAAGCATAATCATAGATCATGGGAAAAAAATATAATGGTATTGTAAATTTTTCATCAAGTATCAATGTTCAAAAGACAAGTCCTCTGGATTCAAGATTTGTAGTTGAAACAAAAGATGATTTAATTAATGGAACCATAGACTGGCCTTATGTCGGTCTAATGGTGTATGTGGTAGAAGACCAAAGTGTCTGGACATTAACCAATGATGATAAGGTAACTGACATTGAAGGTTGGAAAAATATTACAGATACTTACACAAAAGAAGAAATTAAAAATCTTCTTGATGGTATTACTGCTGGTGACAGTGTAGATGTAACTGAATTAAAAGAAAGAGTAACTGAACTTGAATCAGACAACGCAACTAAAACTTGGGTTGAAGAACAAGGTTATGTTACTGATTCAGATGTCTCATCAAGAGGTTATTTGACTAAACACCAAGATTTGACTGATTATGTTACCAAATCTTATTTAACACAACAAGGTATCACAGGTGGTAATCAAGTCGATTTAAGTGGATATGCCAAAACAGAAGATTTAACTGAAGTATCTAATGAAGTCGAATCAGTAAAATCAAAAGTGACCGAAATCGAAGGTTCAATGGTAACTGATGATGTCTTAGATGATTATGCTTCTAAAAGTTATGTAAACAATACTTTCGCTAAGAAATCTGATTTACCGGACACCAGTAATTTGGTATCTAATGATGAACTTACCGAAAAAGGTTATGCTACCGAAGAATGGGTTAAAGAACAAGGTTATTTGACAGAACATCAAGATTTAACTGGATATGCTAAGTCGAGTGAAATTCCTGATGTGTCTAATCTTGTGTCTAATGATGACTTAGAAGGAAAAGGATATTTGACCAGTGATTCTATATCTGACTTGGCTAAAAAATCAGATGTTGAAGGTATCCAATCACAGGTTAATGAATTGGATGAAACTGTAAATGGAATTAAAGATACAGTTGATGGTGTTGAAAATGAAACCCCATCATTATTGTCAAAAGTAAATGAAATTGATGAAAAGGTAAAATCAGCAAAACAAACAGCTGATACACTTTCTGAAACTGTTGATGATTTGACAGATAAAGTAAGTAATGAAGAAACGGGTCTTGAAACAAAAGTAAATACCCTTTCATCTGACATTAAAACTATTACAGGTCAAGTTACAGAACAAACAAATACAGTTACTGAATTAAAATCAGATATTGAAACTATTGAAGATAAGTTAAACAATGAGGAAACCGGACTTCAACAATCAGTGTCTGACCTTAACTCACAAATCAATGTATCTTCACAAACAGTAGAACAACTTAAATCAGATGTCAAAGGTCTTAATAGTGATATAACTAATGAAGAAACGGGTCTTGAAACAAAAGTAAATACCCTTTCATCACAAGTTAAAGAAATCGGTGGACAAGTTACCGAATATAATAACACTATCGACGAACTTAAATCTGATATTGAGGGTATTGATAGTGATTTGAATAATGAAGAAACTGGTCTTGTAAAATCAGTATCTAATATCACATCACAATTAGTTACTGATAACCAACTCGTAGAACAACTTAAATCTGATATTGAGGGTATTGATAGTGATTTGAATAATGAAGAAACTGGTCTTGTAAATGAAGTATCAAATATTTCTACACAAGTCGCTGGTTTCAAAAATGACATGACTCAACTTAAATCAGATGTTGAAACCTTAGATGAAAAATTAAATACAGAGGACACAGGTATTAAAGATGAAGTGGATGAATTGAAAAAATCTACTGACCAAATATCTGGAGTAATCACACAATCTAAATCTGATATTGAGGAACTAACTGAAAATATCTCTGATTTGGATGACCAAGTTAATAATGAAAATACAGGTCTTAAAAAGGAAGTATCAAATTTGTCAGCAACAGTCGCACAAACTAAACTTGATGCAGAAGATTTAAGTTCAACCTTAGAAAAGACCGAAGAACATATTTCAGAAGATAAATCAACTATCGAGAAATTAGATGAAACCCTTAACAACATTGACAAAAAGTTAAATGATGAGGAAAATGGTATTAAACTTGATGTTGAAAGTGTATCTGGTAAAGTCGATGAATTAGACCAACGTGTTAACCAAGCTGATGAAACAGTTACAGGATTAAATAACACCCTTGATGATATTGATGATAAGGTAAACAATGAAGATGATGGTCTATTAGTTAAATTAGGTGAAACCGAGAGTAAACTAAATGAACTTATCGGTGAAGATGAAACAGTATCATCATTAATAGATATTGTTGGTAAAATTAAGGAAAGTTATTTGACTGACTCAGATTTGACAGACTATGTTACTTCTTCCGAACTTGAGGGTAAAAAGTATTTAACTGATGAAAATTTATCAGAATATGCTAAATTAAGTGACATTCCTGATACAAGTAACTTAGCAAACAAATCAGAACTCGATAACTATGTTACAAATGAAACTTTAACCGGAGAAGTAGAAACTATCAATTCTTCTATTGATGGTGTATCAACTCGTGTTTCTGACATAGAAAAGGATTACTTGAAGTCAAGTGATAAGACAACACTT